CCAGGAGCTTTTACAAATCTAGCTGACGCTGCTTGAGGAAGTGTGGCTGTTCCAAACTGTCCTAATGCAGGATTATACGCTTGTTGTTGTCTTGCTATACCTTGTGATGTAGCAACATTAGGAGCATCTAAAATGGTCATACCTGCTTGTGCACTCTTTACATCATCATCAACATAATCAACTTGACCTGCGGCTTCCATCTCTCCTAAGCCTTGTAACGCTTCTCTTCTTAAATTTTCATACATACCAAGTCCATGATACCTAACGACGTTAGCTGGTACAACTAACTCTCCTTCGCTGAGTAAAACATGTTGGTCATCTTTAACTTCATCTGATGTTGCACCTGGAGGTGGGTCTGCAGGAGTTCCCTTGGATGCTTCTTCATACTTTGGTTGTGGTGGACCACTTACGTCAATTACGACTGCTAGACCTTTTCCATTCTTTTTAGACTTTGTGCCTCCAGCTTTCATAGTTGTAGGCTTTTCATCCATAGGCATAGCTGGAGGAGTTGCTAAGGCAGTTGTCATAGGGGTAGGCATCTCAGTATCTATAATACTCATAGGAGTAGCAATACCCTTTTCTTTATCTTGTTTTAATCTTTGCGAGACTAATTTTAAAGCTTCGTCTCTAGGGTCAGTAACTTTTGGAGCTGCGGCTCTACCCAACTTTTTTGTTTGAACTTGCTTATTGCCTACTGGTGGACTAGTCTTTTGTGTCATCGGTGATACACCTAATCCTGCTGGTTCTGTCTTCATGAGTGCTCCTCCTATCTTCATGCGTCTAGCTATACCTATTTGTTTACTTATTTGTTTTGATTTAGCAGTGGCTTTATCTGCTGTTTCTTTGCCTGGTGGTCCCTTTATTAAAATGTAATCTTTTTTCTTAAGAGATTCTTTTATGTCTGATTTACGTAGCTTCCCATCTTTGCCCATACGCAAAGTTGGAAATAAAACCTCTCCTCCTAAATCATCTACATATTCGCTTCTAGTTTGAACAGTGGCTCCTCCTTTGCTGGGAGTGTTTCTGTTCATGGCTCTTGAAAGCCACGCAGGTCTGTTATCAATTTCCATTTTTTGACTTTGCTAAAACTTCATCACGAAGAGTTTTCAGTCTTCGTATCTCTTGGATTGCTCCTTGTGCTCTTGCTATGTTGTGTATGTCGTCATACTGTTCTAACAATTTGTGTAGTTCTTCTACTCTGTGATTCATATATAATTCTAGTAAATCACTATTCTTTTTGCTATCTACTAAAGGTACAAGCTTACTAGCTACTTCTTTTATCACTATCTGCCCCCTAGTAATTGTTGTAGTTGGTCAACAACTGCAGGTTCTTGTGGAGCTGTGGCAGGATTCTGTGGAGCACTAAATCCTTGTTCGCCAGGGACAGGTGCTTGTCCTACACCAATATTACCTCCCCCACCTCCTGATGGGTCAGCAACATTTACACCTTGTGCTTGCGACTGGTCAGTTGGTAAACCTCCAGCAGCTTTTAGTATCTCTGCTTGTTTAAATGCTTCTCTCTCATCATTGATAAGTTTCTCTGCATCCAAGTCCATGGCATGTCCAAGCTCTCTTAATATTACTGGTATTTTTAAGTATGGTGCTACAGCAGCGTTACCTGACATCTGAAGTAACTGTAGAAGTCTTTGACTTCGTACTTCGTTCTTCATAAGACTTTCTGTGCCTCGAGCTTTTATCTCTAAGTCGCCTCGGGCTTCTTTATCAAAGTCAAACTGCATGTTAAATGCAAACAGTGCTTCTCCTAATGGTTGTAATAAATAATCGTCTAAGTTCTTTACAACACTCTTGATGCTAAGTTGGGCTGCTCCCATCAGCATGCTGATACCAGCCGCAGTTCTACCTGTGCCTGCAACACCTGTCTGTCCATGTGAATAAGATGGTATACCTGTTGCATCATCAGCTAACGCCCGTGCTTTATCAAACATCATCATATTCTCTGTGCTTACATTCGGATACTTAGTTCCAAATAGTGCTTGTCCAGGTGCACCACCTTGTCGTCTAAATACTTTGCCTGGAAATACTTGTAAGTCTTGTCCTGGTACTAAGTTAGTTTCGTCAATCTCGAATACTAGGTTACCTGATAACACAGCGTTATCAACTGCCATTCTCATAAAACCATTCATAAGTGTTTGTGTGTCTGACATATTCTCAGCTAGTCCTACACCGAAGAAACTATATGGGTTTAGCTCAAACGGGGCGGCACAGTAAGGAATACGTTTTGGTGTAAATGGATTTACAACTAATCTAAGTATCTTGTTGTTACATACCCATACATTAACCTGTAATGTATCTACATCCTCAAACTCTTTTGGTATTTCTAATCCTGAAGCCTCTGCCATAGTTTTATCTATGTTGCCCCAGAACTCTAGCACCTCAAATCTATCTACGTCATATTGAGTTTCATTATCTCTTAGGTCTGTTTCCCACCATTTACGTGTATAGTTAAATCCAATCTCTGCACACTCATCTACAGCCTCTGTATCAAAATAAGGTCTCTTTTTAAGATTACGTAACTCTGAATAACTTAGCTTATGACGTTCTATAACGTATTCTGCCTCAGCCATGTTGTTAGCATCATAGTCAGGGTAAAAGTTCCAAGTTGATACAGACTCAACTCTTGGAACAGTTTTACTCTCTGGTGAGTAATTACCCTCTTCATCCCAGTTAGCTTTTTCTTTGTCAAAAGCAAAAGGTCCTTTAATTATTCCCGTACCAAATAGAGCCATCTCAAACGCAACTGTTCTTAAATGCTTAGATGCATTTGACTCCTCCAACTGGTCAAGAATAGTTTTTTCCATTCTCTTTGCAGCTTTTTGTGCAGGGTGATATGTTTGTGATGTTGGTGTTAGTCCTTGTCCAGACTTTATCTTTTCTCTTATACTTTCTAGGTCATCTTCAAAAGCCCCTAGTTTTAAGTCTTGTAGTGATTCCTGTGTTGCACCTCGTGGTAAGTCTTGTCCATCTCCAGGGAAACCATATACATTATTTAATTCGTTTAATGCGTTATCTGGCTCTTTGGGGTCAAAGTTTACTGACTCTGTTACACCTTCAGGAATACGAGTGGCTTCTACACCTAGTGGGAATCTTTGTCCTGCAAATAAAACATCTATGATTTGTCCATAAGCTGCAAGGACTTTTGTTTTAGTTACTTTTATAAATACTTGTGATTTTTCTGTTTCAGTAAACTGAGTATCGTTTGTGTATAAACCTCTGTACTGTCTGTATGAGTTAAGCCATCTTTGCTCATCATATAATCGTGCATCTTCTGCAGATTTAAATTTTTCAATAACATAAGCTGCTAATTCATCCTTTGGGTCCTTTGGGACAAATACTAAATCTTCAATATTTTCGTTTTCATTTTCCATGTTTAATATCCAAATACTCTATCTGCAGGAGTCCATTTTCTTGGCATCGCTGCTGGGTCATAATCAAATATAGACTTTGACCTAGGTCGGGTCATTATACCATATCTCAAAGCATCATACAAATGGTCTTCTGCTTTTGTGTCTACGTCTTCAGAATTACTCTTATCTAAAGGTATTACAGGTAACTGTGCTATTAAATTTACGCAGTTGTTAAATATAACTAGACCAGCGTTCTCACTAATCTCATCAACTTGTAGTCTTCTATGTAATTCGTTTTTACCTGCCACACGACTACCTTTACTTCTGTCTGCTGGTCGCCAACGACAACCAACTGAAATCATTTGTTCTGCCAAGGAAGGACCCGTATCACCTCTTTTATGCCAACACGAACTGTCGAGCACACCATACGATATTTGTCCATCGTTTCTTTCTGCATCCAAGATAGCAAACGCCAAGTCTTTTGCAGTATATTTTGAGACGTACATTTCACGATAGACCACCAGTTGTTCAGTAGCTGGGTCAACTGCAAACCATAAAACTGCAGAGTGCGAAGAATATCCATAGTCGCACGCCCTAAATTTTCTCCAGTTGTCTGGAATCGTAAATACATCCGTAACGTGATATTTTCTATCGAACTCAGCAAACGCTGCACCTTCTGCAACATCCCAACTTCCCTCCAATAATTGTCTACGCTGTGTCTCTGGCAAGGATAACAGCATCGCTTCATAGTCCCCCTGATTATATAAGAAAGGATTGTCTGCTAGTTTAGCAGGTATGAAGCGTCGTTTAAACAAAGGCTGGTCTGCCTTTGAATGATGTTTGGGGTATCTTAGTGTTTCCCCCGTCGTAATATCTGTCGCCCAAAACGCTTTATTCGCTGGAGCAGGGTCAATGAACATTTTTTTGACCCAGCCGTGTCCTGGTCCTCCAGGGTTCGTCGTGCCTCGCATGTAGACGGGGAGCGACGGGTCAGCAGTTCTGAGACGTGAACGTAAATAATCCCAAGCATAAGGTGTCGGATACTGTGTTAATTCATCAAAGCCAATATAAGTAAATGCTTGTCCTTGGTATCTTAAAACATCTTTCTCTTGTTCAAGATATGTCATCCATATTCTAGCACCAGACGGGAAAGTCCATTGACTTTTTTTCTCCATCCATTTAGCCCCTGGATAAGCTTGAGGATAAATTTCCTGAGATTTGTGTATAATCTCCCTAAGTTCGTCGTTTGTACGTCTTAATATAAGAGCGTTCATATTAGAGTTGTTGCAATAACGTAATGGGTCTACTATTAAACTATACGTCTTGCCTCCTCCAGCAGCTCCTCCATACAATACTTCTCGTTCTGGAGCAGCTAAAAAATTTGTTTGTGGTCCTGGGTTTGGCTCAAACAATACTGTTTGACTTGGTTCCTCCTGGATAGCATAAGTTTCAGGTAAACTCTCTGTAGCTTTCTCTGCAATGTCATTATCTTCTGTGCTCCTAGCTATCTTAGCTATTTTACGTTGTGCTATGTTTAAACGCACACGTGCAGACCTTTGTTGTTTTTTAGCTTTAACTAATTCTTTTTCTTCTTTAGTTAAAGGCTTGTGCTTTGACGTTGCCTTCAGCTTCGGTCTTGGCGGTGCGGCTTTTTTGTTCAGCATGCCTTCGTCTATCTGTCTTGTCTGTTTTTATACGTTTCCATAAACCCATGGGTGTTATGCTACGTCCTGTATATTCTGTGAGCCATCTTGCTACCTCTGGATAAGAGGACTCTTTCAAATAATCTTCTGCCATTGATAACGCTTCTAGTTGTTCATCTACTGGCTCTAATAAATGTGGGTCGATGCTATTTGCTTCGTATCCCCAAGGAATCGTTGGACCCTTAAGTGTTTTGTATCTGTTAGTTGGGTTCAGTTTCTGTGCTATTGTCATCTGTCTTTGCTGGTAAAATAAATACGCCCATCGGTTTATCTGACGTGACGTTTAACTTCTCTACCTTTGATAAACCAACTCTATCAAGTATCTGTTGAGAAGCTGCTAGTCTTTCTCTATTACCGATGGCAGATGGGTCATCAATAACCCCCACCATTGATAATACAGCTTTAGGGGCATTGACTGCCATCTCTAATTCTGCTCTTTCAATTATGTGTTTACGCACTGAGTTAATTATATGGTGTGGATTAGTTGACTCTGAATACCCTGCAATCTTCATAGCTTTAGCATGATTACCTTTAGCAGGACCAAACAGAGCATCTAAGAATTTGTTTTGTAATTCTGTTAATTCTTTATGCACGAGGATTCTTCTTTCTAGCTGTTTTGGTTCTAGCAAAAGAACGATTTTTGCTTTTTGATTTTACAGATAATTTAGTTTTCTTATTATTCATAGGATTACCTGTGGTGTGATGTACGTCTTTGCCATCACCTTTGGTGACTAAGCCACGCTTTGCCATGATTGCCCGAGCCGCATTTCTTGATGCCCTTCTCTTTTTTTGTTTTGGCTTAGCGTGGTATCTGTCGTATTCTTTTCTATAGTTTCTTGTCATGTCTTTTTACGAGTAGTCTTTCTTTTTCTACCAGAAGCTGTTACTGACCATTTAACCATCTTAGGTCCTGTCTTTTTTCTTGCTTCTGACTTACTAATTCTACCTGCTACTGCTTTTGGTCTACATGCAGGATATGGTCGTGACTTTTTTTCTTTGCCTGACCTACCACATTTTTTTCCTGTTTTAACGTCACGCCAATCTTCTTTAAACCATTTAGTTAAGCCACCTTTAGGTTTAGCCATTAGTATGTACCACCACGTTTCTTATATGTTCTAACTAACCAGGCATTTGCATACGCACTAGGATATACCTTGAACTTACGCTTTGCTTCTGCTTTTACTGAAGCATATAACTTTGGGTTCTTTGGTTTAGCCCCTCCAGTTTTTTTCTTCTTTGCTGCCATGTGATACTCCTCCTACATGCATAAGTCTTCATACTTAGTTGTATGAAGTCTGTGTTTAGCTAACTCTTGTGCAGTTGCTACGCCTACGTTACTGTTAGACATTATAAATTTTATTAACCAATTTATCATAATCTTCCTGTCCATTTACCTAGAAACCATGCTAATAATCCTGCAAAGAATAATATGACTATAAATCCTATTCCGTATCCTACGTATTCTATAAGTTCTTGTCTACGCTTCTCTGCCATCTTTTCTTGATAGCGTCTTGATTTTCTAGCTTCTGCTTGAAAGGCTTGCCAATCTTGCCATAATCCTGGTCTGCCTAGATAAATCATAATCTTTTTAAGTTCTTCTTCTTTCTCTCTTATCTGTTCAAGAGCCATGAACTCATCTAAGTCTGCACCACCTATACCTCTAGCTTTTTTCTTTTTCAAATTTTTTTCTATTGCTTCTTTTGAAAATACAAAATCGCTTATATGTTTAGCACACCCACTCAGTTCTTTTCCGTTGGACACAAATTGTTTTATGACACTGAAAGCAGCATTAGCTGCAGCTAGTTCTGCTAACATTTACCTTTTCCTTTTTGGTTTACAATATGCAGTTATTCGTAAAGTAGGTCCTTCCTCTTGTGGTATGGGTGGTTGTCTATGTAGTCTTTCTGCAAAATACAGACATCTATCTAAGTCTTGAAAAGTTTGTGTTTGGTCTATTACTCTTACTCCCATCATAAACACTAACACAAACTCAATCATTAATTAACAAAATCTAACTCTAACTGTTCTTCTGTAGACTCTTTGTCATGACAGTCACAGTTACATTCCTCCACATCACATTCGTAACACTCGCAAGTCTTACATTTACTTTTTCTTTTTTCGTTCATTTGCTCTTTTCAAACTTTCTTTGGCTTTCTTAGCTATACTTACAACTTCGCTTTTTCCCATGACTTTTGCTCGTTGCTCCATGACTGTAAGTATCTGTATCTTTCTCGCATATGGCTTATTGACTCTTTTAACTTTCGCAACTGTTGCTCTTGCGTCTGCAGGCGTGGCGAACTTGATGCTAACTGTGTCTTTAGGGTTCTCATCTGTGTATAAGCGTCTGCCTGAACCTTTTGGTTTTTTACCTGTGCCGACTTTAGGGTCACTTTTTTTTCTTTTTGCCATGTTTTTTCTTATATCTAGTTCTTTGGTCTTTTTCTATTTTAGTTAAAAGTTTAGCTTGATTAGCATGAGCCTTAGATGCTTTCTTCAATTTACCTATAACTGTTTTTAATGGTCTGGTGTAATGTGGCATTATGTCTTTCTCTTTTTCTTAGCTTTAGATGGGAGCAGCCCTTTGTTGACTGCTCTTGCTCTTTCAGAAAAACCAAGCTTTTTCTTTTGCTTAATTTTTTTTCTTATTGTTTCTAATTTTGCTACCATCTGAATATAAGTTATTAAAAGTTATTGTAGGGTCTAAGTAAGATTCATGTGACTCTGCAGAGTGTGTCCACTGTGAAGGACTAAAATCAGGTGCTCCTTCTCCTGTTCTCCATAGTGCAGGACTTGTTGCTCTTACTCTATTATTAGGTAATGCTACAATGTTACCTGTCCACTTACCTGCATCAGTTAAATATAAAACATGAGACTGCTTATGTTGTGCTGGGTCATCTGCAATATCATTGTCTGTATAATCAACTGTAAACAAATACTTACCTTGATGAAACTGATTATCAATTTTGCATAACCATGGTGAGGAACTAACCCTATCCATAACTACAACGCTATGAGTCCTAGATTCGCAATCCCATGGTTGACATAAATGGTCTTCCATCGGTTCTGCCCATTCGTCTACAGGTATATCTGCAACTAAGGCTTGTATCGGCATTCTTGCCCACATTGCTCCTCCATGAACATTCTCATCAGGACCATCTTCTCGGTCTACTTCGCAACCAGTAAAAACAACTTGGAAGCTTAGCGACCTATCGGGAATAGTGTTTACTGCTATGACCATCGCATGAAGAAACTCTCCATGATACCTTTGATGATTACACGTAAACTCCCTACGCACCCAACATTTAAAATGAGGTACGTTGCTTATGAGGTAGGGCATTATCTACGTCTAATTGCTCCGCCCCTCGCATATCCCTTAGTCATTTTGGCTCCACCTCTAGCCATGCCCTTAGTCTTCATTTTGGAACCACCACGAGCCATGCCCTTGGTCATTTTCATTCCGCCACTTTGCATTTTTTTAATTTTTTTCTTCTTCTTGCCACCAGTGGCAGCACCTTTAGTTTTCATAGCGTGTCTTGGCATTAGTTTCTCCTTATATTGCTATTTTCTTTTTCTTTTGCTTTCCAAGCAAATCCATATTTTCATATGGGGTCTTCTTATCGATATTATCAGGGTGTTGTTCCTGTATACCGAGTCCGAGTCCTAGAAAGGTATCTTTCTTTTTCTTTCTATACTCTTTTAAATCTTTCTTCCGTCTATCCTTAGGTTTCATTACTTCTTTAATTGGCATAGCAGATTGCTCTTTTGTTGGTTTAATAACTCTACCTGATTGCCCTGATATTTTTCTTTGCTCTCTTTTAATCTCTTCAAATTGTGGAAGTCCTGTGCCAAACTCATCCATTCTCTTGCCACCAGGGAAATACTTACCTCCATCAGGTAATTCAATCATGCCTGCCCCTTTTTTTAATCTAGGCACATTAGTCGGTAATTCCATGATATGCTTTTTCTTCGTTTAGTTTTAAGCTTCTTAATACCTATCGCTAAACCACTCATGGCTTTCTTAGCTTTCTGTTCTTTCATACTTTTTTCAATAGCATTTTGTCTAGCTGTTTCATAACCAGACATCTTTCCATCTTTATTTAAGTCTCCAAGTAAAGCACCTTTCATTAATCTTGGCACATTAGTTGGCAATTCCATAATAGATTTTTTAGGAAGCTTGGCGGCTCCTTTTTTGTTTTTAGGAACTCCTTGATTTTGAAATCTTTTAATAACTTCATCATCTGACATTGATTCAGGTAATCCCATTCTCAATCTATATGCAGCGGCTAGATTTTTTTTAGAAGTATCTGGACGCATTTTCATTTTGTCCGTGTCTATTTTATCATCTTTACCAATTTTACTTAGAGTGTCTCTTGCCTGTGCTACGGACTTTCTGCCTTCAGCTTTTATTATATCCTCATTTGTAATTCTTTCCATTATGCTGGTACTCCTAATGTAATAATACGAGCTATCAATCTCTCAGCTCTTGCCGTGGTCTGTTTGTACCACCTGGAATCTTCCATCTCATCAGCCGCCTTGACCCAATCTCTGTCATTTACAGCAGCAATAAACTTTTTAAATTTGCTTAATCTTGGTCGCCCTAATTGGAAACACATATTAGCGATTACTAATTGTGCCTCTTCAGGTAAATCATTAAAGTCTGGGAATATCTCTTTACAATCCTGTAATGTTCTATTTATATCTACAGCAAACCAAGCATCAACTTGTTCCTGTGATACAGGATATCCTATAGGTTTGCCATAGTAATCTTCATCCCATTCTGTAATAAGATGTCCAATACCTCCCGTTAAATGTCCTAACGAGCATCGGTACAATTCATAGACGACACCTTCGTCATTTGATATTTCATCTTGTAATGTAGCTAAATTCATTCATTTCTTTTTGAACATCTTTGCAGCTTGTCCAACTCCCTTGATTCCAAAGCTTGCACTAATTGCAATATATAAAAGGTACTGATACCACTCAGGCAAAGTTGCCAATATATCAAATCCTTCTTTAACATAATCTTTCATTCCAGGTATGAAAACCAAAATCGCTGGTGCTAACAGTACAACTAACGCAAATTCGTCTTTCCAAGAATCCACTGTAGCATCTGCCATCTTACCTTCCCATGCAACCTCGCCTGCTGCAACTTTCTCTGCAACAGTAGCACGAGCTTTAGCCTCTGCGACTTTAGCTTGTCCTTCTGCTTTTGTCTTCTCGACTTTGTTCTCAAACCAAGTCCCAGCTAAATTTGCCAGAGGTCCAATTAATGCACTAAGCACTATATTCTCCCTTGTGACTTATGTAATAGTTTTACATAACGTCTATAACAATTATTACCGATACTATTAAATATTTTAAACAATACGAAGTTTAACTCTCTTAACACTTCCATCTTCTCCTTGCTTGCCTTAAACGACTATTAGGATTCTTTGCCGCTTTTGGAAACTTTTTCATCTGACCTGCACTTCTAGCACAAAAAGACTTTCTTCTTTTAGCTGCTTTACTTCCTG